GAAAAAACAGATGGTCAAAATATAATGGTAAGTTGGAAGGGTGGAAAACTTATCGCCGCTAGAAATAAAGGTCACATCAAAAACCACGGTGCTGGTGCATTGGATATCAACGGAATAAAAAATATGTTTGCTGGTAGAGGTGATATTGAGAAAGCCTTTGTCTACGCTATGAGAGATTTACAAAAAGCGGTTGGTGGTTTAAGTGACGCTCAAAAAAATAAGATATTTGATGAGGGTAAGAAGTTTATGTCGTTAGAGGTTATATATCCTAAGACAGCAAATGTGATACCTTACGATAAGTCTCTACTTCAGTTTCATGGAACGATAGAGTATGATTCTGCTGGTTCTCCTGTAGGTGAAGATAGAGGTAGTGCTAGAATGTTAGCTGGTATGATAAAACAGATAAATCAAAATGTACAAAAGACATACAGTATTACGAAACCATTTGTATCTAATTTACCAAAGGTAAAGGATTTTAGTAGAAGACAAAGTTACTTTTTAGGTAAACTAAATAAATTACAAAAAGAATTTAATTTAAAAGGAAATAATACTTTATCAGATTATCATCAAGCTTATTGGATGGAATACATTTTTAATGCAGGAAAACAATTTAAATATAACGTTCCAAATAACATATTAGTTAAGTTAACCAAAAGATGGGCATTCTTAGATAAATCTTACAAAATACCACAGATTAAAAAAGATATAAAAAATGAAAAGTTTTTAAATTGGATATTGAGAACAGATAAAATGGATTTAAAAGGGTTGCAAAAGAAACATATCAGAGATTGGGAAGTTCTTTTCTTTGAGTTGGGAGCTGAAATACTTTCTAACCTTAGTGATTTTATAGCAGCTAATCCAGACAAAGCAGCTCAACAAATTCGTAAGGATTTGAAATCTGCTATAAGTAAAGTTAAAACTTCAAAAGACCCAAAGGTACTGAACACATTGAAAACACAATTGGATAGACTAAAAGCTATCGGTGGTCTGAAGTCTGTCGTACCATCAGAAGGTATTACTTTTGTGTTTAAAGGAAAGTTATATAAATATACTGGCGCTTTTGCTCCAGCAAATCAAATCTTAGGTATGTTAAAATTCGTATAGGAGTAGGTTATGGGATATAGTAAAGAATCAGAGAGACAAAACAAAGCACTAGGAGATTTACTATCGGGTAAAACACCTGATAAAAGAATAATGGTTGGTTATGAAGGTAAGACAGAAAGTGGTGATAAGATTAGCAGACTTTCTGATGTTATGAAAGAAGCTAGAATGCCAATGTTTTGTCCTAAATGTGATGTTATTATGAAGAAAAGACTTGATAATAAATTTTGGAATATGTATGGTCACTGTTTTGATTGTCAGATAAAGATAGAAAACAAAATGAGAATAGATGGAACATATGAAGTATGGGAAAAAGAGAAAATTAAACAGAATAAGATTTCTTTTATAAAAGAACAAATACATGCTATAGAAGAATGGAGAAATACAAAGGCTCCTACTTGGTTTAACAATGTTGGTGTTAATACTCCAGAATTAGAAGAAGAGAAGTGGGACATCGATGTTGAAAAAATTAAACAAGAAGCAGACGATGCTTTAGAAAAATATAATGAAGCTTTGGAAAAATTGGAGAACGAATAATGAAGTTATGGAAAATAATACTTGGTATCTTAGGAGCTGTCGGAGCTCTCTTTGCTGCTTCTTCAAAGAGCAAAGAAGTAAAAGAACTTAAAAAGGTTATCAAAGAGAATAAGAAGAAAGAGAAGAAGGTAGAGAAACAAATTAAAGAATTGGAAGAAGCTAAGACATCTTCTAAAAAAGAGGTAGGTAATCTAAAAAGAAAGCTTACCATTTCTAAAAAGAAAACCGAAAAGATGCAAGAGGCTTACGATAACGACGAGGTAGAATCGGCTGAAGACTTTTTAAGAAAGTTTGCTAAAAGCAAATGAAGTTAGCTGTAAAAATATTAAAATACTTTTTGATATCATTCTTTGTGCTATCAGTTGCTAGTAGTCAGTCTTACACTCAAGATGAAGTATTAGAGATGATAAAAGAAAGAGACTTACAATGGGAAGGTAAGATAGATAACGCAAATAATCTAATTGCATCACAGAAAGAAGTTATTGATGATTCAGATAAATTGATAAAAGAGTTGGAAAGTCAAGTTAAAACTGATTCGTTAATTCTATTAAAGAAGAGTGAACAAATTGAGATACTAAAAGAGAGAGATGAAGCTAATCAAAAGATGATTAAGTTGGTAAAACCAAGAATATGGGAACATAGATATCTTTGGTTTGCTGTAGGAATTTATTTAGGAAAGCTATTATGAAACCAGGTGTTCTAAAAGAGGTAATAAAAAAGGAGTACCAAAAGTGTGCTAAAGACCCTATATACTTTCTAAAGAAGTATTGTGTTGTCCAGCACCCAATGAAAGGTAAAGTTCCTTTTCACCTTTATGAGTATCAAGAAAAATCTCTGAAAACATTTGAAGACCATAGATTTAACATTATACTAAAAGCTCGTCAGCTGGGATTATCAACATTAACTGCTGGTTACTCTCTTTGGATGATGACCTTTGGTCAAGATAAGAACATATTGGTAATAGCTACTAAACAAGATACCGCTAAGAACTTAGTAACTAAGGTAAGAGTAATGCACGCCAACTTGCCCTCTTGGTTAAAACAAAAATGCACGGAAGATAACAAACTATCTTTAAGATATAACAATGGTTCACAGATAAAAGCAGTATCAAGTGGTGAGGATAGTGGTCGTTCGGAAGCACTATCTCTTTTGATACTTGATGAGGCTGCTTTCATCGATAAGATTGAACCGATATGGGCTGCTGCTTCACAGACGTTATCTACTGGTGGGCAATGTATAGCACTTTCTACACCTAATGGTGTTGGTAATTGGTTTCATAAGACTTGGGTTGGTGCTGAAGAAGGAACAAATGATTGGAATTGGATTAAGTTACATTGGAATCTACATCCTGAGAGAAATGATGAATGGAGAAAAGAACAAGACAAACTATTAGGTCCTTCACTAGCGGCTCAAGAATGTGATTGTGATTTTATCACTTCAGGTCAAACTGTTATTGATGGTGTTATATTAGAGGAGTATAGAGAAAGACAAACTCAAGACCCATTAGAAAAAAGAGGGGTTGATAGTAACCTTTGGATATGGCAACCACCAAACTACACAAAGGATTATGTGTTGAGCGCTGATGTTAGTAGAGGAGATGGTTCGGATTACTCAGCTTTTCACGTTATGGATATAGAAACCATGGAACAGGTAGCTGAGTATAAAGGTAGGATGTCCACAAAAGATTTTGGTAACCTATGTGTAAATGTGGCTACTGAATATAACAACGCCTTATTGGTAGTTGAGAATAATAACATAGGTTGGGCTGCTCTACAACAATGTATTGATAGAGGATACGAAAACCTATTTTACACAAGTAAAGATTTAAAGTATGTGGATACGGAACATCAGATAAACAATAGATATAGAAACCAAGATAGGAATATGGTAGCTGGTTTTTCTATGACAATGAAGACAAGACCTTTGGTAATCGCTAAATTAGAGGAATATTTTAGGGAAAAGTCAGTAATTGTCCGTTCAAATCGATTAATTGATGAGTTGTTTGTATTTATATATAATAACAATAAAGCTGAAGCTATGCAGGGGTATAACGATGATTTAGTTATGAGTTTTGCTTTGACTCTTTGGGTAAGAGATACTGCATTAAGGTTAAGAAATGAAGGAATAGAATTAACTAAGAAAACTTTGAGTGGTGTTAGTACGCAAATGATACCACAAAAACCAACCAATCAAAATAACGCTTGGGAAATAGAAGTAGGACCCAATGGTGAAAAAGAATCAATAGATTGGTTAATTAACTAAGAGGTAAAACTATGGCAGAAAAAGATTTATTTTCAAGACTAAAACGACTTTTTTCTACGAATACAATTGTTCGTAATATTGGTGGAAAGAAGTTAAAGATTGTGGATACAGGACAACTACAATCCAATGTACAGACTAACTTAGTCGATAGATATAGTAAGTTGTATTCTAATATGCAACAATATGGTTACAATGACCAACTATATCAACAGCAGCTCCGTTTAGGATTATTTAGGGATTACGAATCTATGGACAGTGATTCCATAATATCCTCTGCTCTAGACATCTACTCTGATGAATCTACAATGAAAAATGAGTATGGTAAGGTATTGGATATCACAACAGATAATAACCAAATATACGACATACTTCACAATCTATTTTATGATATCTTAAACATAGAGTTCAATTTATGGCCTTGGGTTCGTAATATGAATAAGTATGGCGATTTCTTTTTACAATTAGAGATTACTGATAAGTACGGTATTACAAATGTAACACCGATGTCAGCCTACGATGTGGCTAGAATGGAAGGACACGATCCTGATAATCCACAGATGGTTCAGTTTCTACTAACACCACAAGGTGATAGTAGTAGACACTCAGCTAAAAAAGAAGACCCGAAGACATTTGAGAACTATGAGGTAGCTCACTTCAGATTACTTTCAGACTCCAACTATGTTCCTTACGGCCGTTCTATGTTAGAGGCTGGTAGGAAGGTTTGGAAACAACTCACTCTTATGGAAGACGCTATGTTGATACATCGAATTATGAGAGCGCCAGAGAAGAGAATATTTAAGTTGGATATTGGTAACATACCACCAGCTGAAGTTGATAACTTTATGCAACAAACAATCAATAAGATGAAGAAGGCTCCTGTGATCGATGAGAAAACAGGTGATTATAATCTCCGTTACAACATCCAAAACCTTACAGAAGATTTCTTTTTACCTGTAAGAGGTGGAGATAGTGGAACTAACATTGAGTCACTTAGTGGTTTAAGTTACGATGCTGTCGATGATATCGAATATTTAAGAAACAGACTTATGGCTTCTTTAAGAGTTCCAAAGGCTTTCTTAGGATACGAAGAAGGTTTGGGTTCTAAAGCTACATTAGCTGCTGAAGATGTCCGTTTTGCTAGAACGATAGAAAGAATACAGAGAATTGTAGTTAGTGAGTTGACTAAGATTGCTGTAGTTCATCTGTATGCTCAAGGTTTTCGTGACCAAGAGTTAGTAAACTTTGATTTAGGATTAACAAATCCATCTACAATCTATGAACAAGAGAAGTTGGAGTTGTGGACACAGAAAGCTTCATTAGCTGATTCTATGGTTAGAGATGGTTTGATGTCATCTGAGTGGATTTACAAAAATGTATTTGGATTTACCGATGAACAAATGAAAGAAAACGATGACCAGATAATTTTTGATTACAAAAATAAATTTAGAAGACAACAAATTGAAGCTGAGGGTAACGATCCTGCTAAGACAGGACAATCGCAAGGTACACCATCTGATTTAGCTATGGGTAGAACTGGTCATGAGTT